AATTCTTTTGTGGATACTTATCACGAACCACAAGTCTTACCTTTTCTTTTGATCCACGAACGTAATTTTCCTTTACATTTTTTGGAACTACAGCAATGTCATACGTATTTGGAACACGTTTTAAAGATCCTGTGGTAAACGTGGAATCATCCCACGCAATTTCCAAAACAGGTGCATGTACCGTGTGTGTTTGTTTGGAGAAGAATTTAATGTTTCCTTCGTTATTATAATCCGCCTCTGATGCGCTTGGAAACTTTAATACAAGTCCAGTCCAAGATAATGATTGTGAGATAATTGGTCGAATTATTGATGATACATCAATACGTAAGTCTTGTAACGGATATTCATTAAGAATTACACTAGACGATGGTGTTGTATAATAATCACCACCAGCGTTACTCCAAGATAGCGAGGTTGTTGCTTGTCTCCACGTTGCACCATCCCCAGCGTTTACAGTTTGTTGATTAAAATATCCACTACCTTCTGCCCACGACCCAGATACCTTTTGGATAATAATTTCTTGTGAATATGGAAGTTTATTTGCGTTTGCAATTTTTAAATTTAAATAGTACGATGCTGTTGGTGATATTGATGCACTATTTGGTAAATTAAAATTTAATAACGCACGTGCTGCACTACTAGAATATGCAATTTCTATATCTTCCGGCGCTGCTACTTTACCAACTTCTAAAATTTCATCCAACCCAGCATTATTGGTTGGAAAACGTTGATACAAAGTTGTATCTGCGGATGCGGTTAAAAATATTCTCATTGTCTTGCACTTCCTACGATGTCATCTTCTGGATATCTAATTTCGAATATACACGGATCCAATGATGGATACACAACCCCGTTTTCAGTAGCTTCGGTGATGTCGTATCTATATGGTTTATAATCTCGTCCATCCTTAAAGAAATACTTATTACTAATTTCTAACTTATTGACACTTTGTACACCGTCTTGTGCTTGAATTAACAACTGTAAGTCTCCCAAACGGATTGGTTGGTTGATGTTCCATTTATTAATATCAAAGTAGTCTTTTATAGCACCCAAGCATACAGTTAGAACATCATTCATATTATAATTTTTAAATACAGTGATATCAAAAGTGACACCTATATTAACAACGAACGCGTCAAGAATATTAACTTGATCTGTCAACATTCTATATTGAGACAAGTACTGTTGTAAATTTTCCTTGACCAGTTCGTTCAAATTTGTAATCTTTTTATTTTCGTTGTATCCCAATACATACAAATTAATTGAATTCTGTTTTGGATTATCCTCAACAAATTGTCTTACAGTTTGGTCAACTTGTTCTGGTGTTGTTAACGCCTGAATTTTTGATTGAAGTGTATCGGATATAGCAAATACTTTGGCGACAGCGCCATATTTTGCTGGCATTGCCAATGACCGTGCTTCATAGTCTCGACGAGTAACAACACGATTTTGTGCTGAGTACGATGCCAATGCTCGTTGACGAATTTCTTCAACCGTTTCACCATCTAATCCGCCGCGGGCTGGCATTTCATTATACACCGTTACTGTACTTATGATATCATTAAACAATGCCAATTCAGTTGAATTTAGTTCCGTTGTTCTATTGATAACATTTAACTGTCCAATCTGTGTAATTGTTCCAGAAGCAACGTTGGTTTCTACACCACCACCAGTAACATATTCTACTGTCAATGTGGTATTTGCTGGTGCTATACCAAAATTATCTGTGTTTAATAAATCTGTATTACTCAACGATACACTTGCTAAGTTCGTTCCATAATCAGAATTTGCTACCTGTTGAGAATCTAGGTAGACTATATCTTCTGACACGTTACCTCGACCAGAACCAAATACTAATTGTGTATATTTTTCGGGAGTTAATCGTGTTGTAAATCTACGTGGAACAGATCTAAATTTTATGGAATATGAAGGACTAACTGATTCACTTACACTTGCTTGGTACGCTACTTCTCTGTCATCAATTATTGTATCTTGTGCCAAGAAGTCTACTTCATACCAAGGATACCCATCGGAATCAGTTACGTTTGTAACGGTAGTTACGTTTGTATCATTAATTGTTACAGTTGAAAATTTTGCTGGATCACCAAAGGTGACAGTTTGCTGACGTACATCACCCGCAATTACGTTTACCTTTTTTGTTACAAGATATGTGACGGGTAATAGTGTTACCGAATCTAATTGTCTTGGTACTATTGATCTGTCCGTTGGGTCATTAAAATCCACCAAGTCCGTAGTTCTAAATGTAACTATATTCGGACCTTGTGTAGATATTGTAGAGTTTCTATCAATTTTCAAGAAATATGTTGCGTCTGGAATATATCCGTCAGTTGCACCCAATGCTGGAACTATCTGAGAAATTAAAACTTCTGCTGTTGCTGGAACAATTGTTTTTGGCTTGTACCCCAACGATTGTGCGATGGCAATTATATTTTTTTCTTCTTCTGCGTATGCTAATAAATTTTCTTTGAAAGAATTATCTACATAGAAGGATAATACGTCACCAACATATGCAGCCAATTCCAACATAATCATACCTGGATTGGCTTCGTTGAAATCTGTCCAAGTTGTTGGATAGTAATTTTTAATAAATGTAATAAGATCACCTTTGAAGTCAACGAACGACTTGTTAAGGTATCGTACTTCTTTTGGTGCTACACTTAGTTTTTTTAATACATCATTGGTTGTAGCCATTGTATATCTCTATTAAAAATTTCTTGTTGTTAATCTTCCAGAAGCTATCAATCCACCAGTTGGTGATGATCCTAGTAAAACTTGGACCTCTTCTGATATCAACGGATTGTTTGCAAAACTATAACGAACATATAAATTTATATCATTGTCGTTAACAAATGTATCTAAATTTAAGACTCGAATTTCTTGTAAGACAAGGTATGGCATAAAAGCATCTACTGCTTCTATGACATACTGTTGTGCTTTATCTTGTATCTCACCATCCTTTTGTTCAAACAATAGTCGCCACAAGTCACATCCAAAATTTGGATTTGCAACTCGTTCTCCTTTTCTAGTCAAAATTAAATTAATAAATTTTGATTTTTCGTTTGCCAACGGGTCAGGCGTAGTTTGGAAATACCCACGCCCACCACGTTGTAAAGGAAGAGTAGAACCAAGATAAACAGTTTTTGACATCTTACTTACTCAATCCCAACTTTTTCATTACGGCGCTGTAATCTTTCGTGATAGCTTCTACAGCCGGTTTGAACGCTGTTTGAACGGTCAAGTTTTGGCTTACTGGACGCCGATGCAGTTTCGTTAACTTGTTGTATACCTTTAATTTGGGCTACAGCTTCTCCCAAAAGGTTGGGAAGAATTCTATTAACTTCTTCTTCGACAACGGTTCTGATGTATGCTTTTAGTAATGTTTTGTCCATTTTCTTCTCCTTAAAAAAATAACCATTTTTATCACTCTATTTAAATATCAAAAGATATTGAATTTAAACGATTTAAGTGAGTTATTGTCCAACACTTAATTGATTTGTTAATTCGGATGCCAATTGTGATCCTAACTGTCTACTATTAAGTGTTGATGCTAAGTTTTGTGCTGAACTGATAGCGGAATCAACAGACCGTACAGTAGCAAGTCCTTGATTTATTGTACCCAATGACCGTTGCTGTACATTTGTTAAAGTTTGTCTTGCCTGAGAAACTCTATTCTGAGCTCTAGTTCTTGTGTTTTGATACTGCGTAATTGCGTTTTGTTGTTCACGTAATACCTGTGAACTAATATTTCGAGTTTGTTGTATAAGATCATTTCTTGCTCTATTAACTGCTTCGGAACGTATAGCTTGTCTAGTTTGTAAGTTTGCTCTTGCCTCACGTAACGAATTTCTTGCTTGTGTCAGTCCTCGTTGAATTTTGTCTTTCTTAGGATCAACAATTTCAAATCCAGCTTGTTCTACAGCTTTTTTGTATGCTTTTTGGTAAAATTCCCCATCCTTTTTCTTTAATGTTTCCAAGGCTTTCTTATATTTTGCAAAGAAATTTGCTTTGGTAAAATTAAATGTTGGTAATTTAGGAAACTTTGGAAACCGAATGATACGTGGAATTTCTCTTAATTTTAAGATTCTACCAAGAACATCAAGTCCTTTTTTCAATGTTTCCTTTGCTTTTGGTATGTCTTGAAATAATGCTTTTAAAATTGCCTTCTTGACAGCCTGAGCAGTTTTAATCACAAGTTCTAGTGCAGCTTTTGCTCGTGTATAAGCCTGTTCTAAGCTATCAAGCTTATCAATCAGTATCGTTAGAGCAGCTGATGCTGCAGCGTCTGGTAAATTTATCAGTGCGTTAAATAACGAGGTAAACTTATTAATCTGATCTTCTAATTTTCTTGTTAGTTTTGTTAGTCTATTAGTTAATTCAGTTAACGCACGTAAATCGTCTAGTTGTTCGACCAATCGTTTTATTTTTGGGTCTATTCCACGTAATATTCTATCCCGAGGATTCTCTGGAACTATTACCCCGTTAACTTTTCTACGTTGTATTGCGTTTGTCGGTAGTACTTGTGGTTTATAATTTTTCAATCTATCCAATGATTGTTCACTAGAACTTATCAATTCTTGTGTTATTTTGGATTGTAGTATTGGAAAATTTTGTCCATACTTTTGTACAATACCACCAGGAATTATTTCC